CTAGTCGAGTTTTTGCACCAAATCGGACGGATCGGGTGCGTAGTAAACCGACTGCAGAATTTTCAGATCCTGATGACCAGAAATTTTGGCCAGCTCCATCGGCCCAAACTTTCGCGACATTCGTGTTAGGGCCGTTCTGCGGGTGTCGTGAAAGTTGATGCCGTCAAGGCCTGCCTTCTTCATGATTTTCCGTGAGAGAGCGTCTCGTTGCCTGGCAGTCACGCTAAACACTGTTGGCGTGCCTTTGGTGTAGTTTATTACATGGTTGAGTATCTTGATGGCTTTTGTCGATAGCGGAACCCACCTTGGTACACCTGTTTTGGTTTCAGGGATATAAACCACGCGTTTGTTGAAATCGATATCTGTTTTTTTCATTTTGCAGATTTCGCCACCCCGCATCGCCGTCTCTGAGGCAAATAAAAACATGGCGCCAACCCGGCTGAGGACAGTTGTTGGTGGTGCTGTGAAACTGTAACCGCTGGACTCGACGTAAGCGTCGATTTCGGCATCAGTAATGACTCGGTCTCGCGGTTTATTCTCAGGCGGTCGTGAAACCCCGGCCATCGGGTGTTCTTTGAGCCACTGCCATTCCCGCCAGGCGAGTTTGCAGGCGTGTGTCAGAAGATTGAACTCTCGATTCACGCTCGAACCGGAAACTTCCTTCAATCGCTTGTCACGCCACGCTGAGAAATGTCTGGGGCCAATGTCTGATAGTTTTACGTCGGCCAGCCACGGATCCCGCATCATTTGATTCAGGCGGATCACCTCCCATCTTGCCCCTTGTTTTTTGGGGGAGACGTCATCCCGGTAGCGCTCCAGTATGTGATACATGGTCGCACTGGGTGGCGCTGCGCCTGTGTCGTGGTGGCCTTGTTCGATTTCGTATTCGATCTGGTTCGACCAGGCAACGGCTTCTCGCTTGGCGCGAAAGGTCTTGGACCGCCGGATACCTTTTTTGAAAACATCCGCTCGCCAACCGGTGGCGGTTTTCTTGAAGCTAGCCACTGATATTCCTCCATGCATCGGAAAACTCGAATGCGACGAGCCAGTGGTTGGGCTCGTACGCCCAAAAATTACGGCCGGAGGAATATTAGGAAATAGGACGTGCAGTCGTGATGTTGTCGTGACTGGTTTTACCGAATTTTTCCAAATTCAGGAAAATCAGAGAGTTACGGGAAGCAAAAAAAAAGGGAATCAATATGTGAACTAGCACTAGATATGGCACAGGGAAAAGAAAGTGGGAAGAAGCGGGTCTAATCGAGCGAAGCCGTGATGAGACAAGGGATTGAGAGGAGCGGCCGAGAAAATAAGTGCCAAATGTCGCGCAAGATCGGAAAAGCGCATTAAACACCATCAATGACTATATGAAGCGGGGTATTTGGCATAGCCACCGTGCCAACATGTAAGGCCCAGGACGACGCCTTACAGCCAGCCCGCAGACCAAACCGCTCTACCAACCACCTGTAACTCGTCCAACCTGTCTCTAGGCACTGTCACCGGTGCGTATTCCTTATTTGCGCTGATTATCACCACGCCGTCGAAGTTGCGCTGCAGGCGCTTGGCATATAGGTGGTCCTCAAAGCGCAGCACATAGATTCCCTCCCCTTCAATCGTTGTCCTGGTGTGATCGATCAAGACTGTATCCCCACTATTAAGCACCGGCTCCATAGAGTCACCATCTATACGGATCGCTGAGAGGTGATCTGGCGTCAGGCCCTGCTTTCTGAGGCTATACCTGGTGAAGCTGAGATGAGTCAGCACTCTGCTGTTCTCGTTCCAGGAGCCATCCCCTGCGCTGCACTGCGCGTCATACAGTGGAACAAACGCATAGTCTTCCATGCCGGCGGGCTCGGCTGATCTGCCGTCTTTGTTCCCGCCAAAAGCCAACCACTGTGGCTCGACACCGGCAGCAGAGGAGATAAGCCCGAGCCTGTCCAGGGTGGGAAAGGTGTCTCCTGACAGATAACTGCGCAGAGTAGCCTCCGACAGACCACAAAGCTTTGAAAATCCACGCAAGCTGTGCGAGGAAATACTTTCCCTTAGTCGTTCTTTAAAGCGTCCGATTCCATTAGAAGGAAACGGACGTTCCTCCGCGTTGTGTCCGTTTGCGTCCGTTTCTCCGTAACTCATTGAATTACCTCGCAAGGTTAGTAAATTTTCGCAGACCGCGAGAAAAATAGAAACGGACGCGTATATTTCCTGTTGCAGTGCGAATATATATTCGCTATGTTTATGTTCATGAACACGCTAGACAACCCAAAAAAACGCCACCGAGGTGACGCCATGAAAACCAAAGTTCCTACCGATCCAGAACTGCGCTGGGAGTGGATTAAATACCAGCTCCGCGTTCGTGGATCCTCCCTTGCACAAGTTGCCCAGGAGCTGAGTGTTGGCAGGAACGCTGCCAATAACGTGAAGCGCGTTCGATACCCGCGTATAGAGCGGGCCATTGCCAGGAAGCTGGACATGGCTCCCCGGAATATTTGGCCCGACCGCTGGAATCCGGACGGCTCTCCCAAACGAGACCGGCCCAATGCGGGAGAAATAAAGCACGCCAACAACGTGCAGGATACAAAATCTAACGCTATTGCGCACTGTCAAATGGCGCGGAGCGCATAACCATGAGACGCGTCAAAGACACCGCCACAATTGACATCTTTGAGGTGCCCCAGCCTGTAGTCCCTGCACCTGGCAGTGGCAACTATGCGGCGCAGGTGAGTGAGCTAGTAGGCAGCATCCTCAAAAGCTCCCCGCATGACCGATATGAGATTGCCGCACAAATGAGCCGGCTGTCTGGTGACGACGTCTCAAAACACATGCTGGATGCCTGGTCCAGCCCTGGCCGCTCAGAACACAACATCCCTCTATACCGCGTTCCACTACTTGAAGAGGTTTGCCAGAGCCATGCCTTCACAGATTGGCTGGTGCACCTGCGTGGTGGCCGGGTGGCCTATGGACGTGAAGCCCTGGCGGCACAGTACGGGAAGATGCACCGGATGAAAGACCGGCTGCAACAGGAAATGCGAGAACTAAAGCGATTGATGGGAGAAGAAGAATGAAGAAGCTTGATCAGTCAACTATTCAAGCGCACGCAGACCGTCGCGAACGCTCTCAATTGAATCGGCTAATTGACCGTGCTCGTCAAATTGAGGAGCGGGATCGTAACTGCGATGCCAGCGCGAAAGCATCGAACGAATCTGGGCATCACTCAGAGCTGAACTGCGCTCAAGCGCAATCAGGAGGTGCGCAATGAAATCGGTTTGGGCATTGGTTATCTCGCGCAACTGGTCAATCGCTGCCCGAGCCATGGGGGGCAAGTCTCTCATGCCTTCTTCATATACAGATTTTTCGTCACGGTTTGCCATGGGGGCTCCTTTTCTGTCGGTTGGTTTGGTTGGCACCTCTAACCATAGCGGAGCAGCGAGCCCCCGCCAATCCAACGGAGGTGGCGCATGAGCTGTCGGAATGCGTTGCCAGTTCAGGAGTATTACACGGCGGCGGAACTGGCCGAGATGGCGAAATCTTTCGGCATACCGGAGGTTCCGAGTTCTGACAGAAGAGCCAGGGACTTTCTAAGTAAATCATGTGACGGCCGCAAGCGGCAGGGCAGCAAGGCAACTGAGTACGCGTTCGCGAGCCTTCCACAGGTAACTCAGGATGCGATTATCAATTTGTCGCTATCCAATGCGGGAACTGGTGCTGAAGCGCTTGAGCCTTCGCCTGAAACCACGGAACCAGAGCGCCAGCCCCTGAAATACGAAGATCTGAACGATGATCAACTGTCCGTTATGTCCGCCCGCGTGGCCTTCGTCCGCGAGATCCAACGGCTGAGCAAAGTCACCAGCCAGCAGAAGGCCATCCTAACGTTAGTCGCCAATGCAAAGCTGGAAAATCTAACGCCATATTTGGCGGAGCGGGTAGTTCGAGCCAATGATCGCAAGACGGCCACCCGCACTCTTTCGGAACGAACGCTGAAGCGCTGGATATCCGACTTCAAAAAGCACGGCGAACGCGCCCTGGCACCTCGCCGGCGTAAGGCTGATATGTCCGTTCCGCCCTGGGGCCCCACGTTTCTAAAGTTCTACCAGCGTCCTCAGAAGCCGAGCATTGCTGCCGCCTACCAAATGATGGTTGAGCGGACGGAAGGCGATCACCCATCCATTGACCAGGTGCGCCGCTGGCTGAACAAGCTGAGCCCGGAAGCCCGCGAAAAGGGCCGCATGGGACACCAGGAACTGAAATCTCTCCAGCCGTTCAAGCGCCGCCACACCGACCACATGTGGCCGAATGATGTGTGGGTTTCGGATGGCCACACCTTCGATGCCGAGGTGATCAACCCCCATACGGGCCAGGCCTTCCGCCCGGAGATCACCGTGGTTCTGGACTGGTACACCCGCCGCATTACCGGCTTTGCGCTGAACCTGGCGGAATCCACGGTGGCCACCCTGGACGCCCTGCGGCATGGCATTACCAACGCTGGCATGTTCAACGTCTTCTATGTCGACAACGGCACCGGCTTCAAGAACGCAGACATCTATGAAGTTGTGGATCGCCTGGGCGGCACCATTACCCACTCCCTGCCTTACAACTCCCAGGCCCGTGGTGTGGTGGAGCGCGCCCACAAGACATTCGTGGCCCTGGCCAAGGATTTCGACAGCTACATCGGCGTGGATATGGACAAGCAAGCGGCCACCCGCGCCCACAAGCTCTCTCGGAAGGCGATCAAAGAGGGCCTGAAGCCTTCGCACATCCCGACATTCCAGGAGTTCTACGACCGCCTCAGCGCTGCCGTTGAGCGGTACAACCATGTACCGCATGCGGGCCTGCGCAAGATTCGGGACCTGGAAACAGGCCGCCTGAGACACCAAAGCCCCATGGAAGCCTGGGCCAGTGCGGAAGCCGAAGGCTTCGAAGCCATCAGCGCGGATGCCGACCTGGTCGCGTCGCTCACCCGCCCGCAGGAAATCCGCAAAACCCACCGTGGCGAAGTCCGCATCAACGGCGGCATCTACTTCATGGATGCGCTGCGCGACTTCCACGGCGAGGAAATCAAAGTGGCCTGGGATTATCGAGACGCCAGCAAAGTTGGCACCTACACCCTGGAGGGCGAGTGGATCGGAGAGGCTGAACTGGACGGCAACGCCACACCAGCCATGCCGGTCTCTGTTATTCAGCGCGCCGCAGACAAGCGCGAGAAAGGCCAACTGAAGCGAATGACCACCAAGGCCAAGACGATCACCGGCAAGGATGTGGAGATCCGCACCATCGAACCGGAAGCCGCCAGTAACGACGACCACATCCAGCGAATGATCGAGCAAGGCAAGGCCAAAACCAAGCAGCTGGCCGCCGCCAAGGCCGAGGCATTCGAGATTCCAGAAGACGGCCCGGCCCGTTATCGCCTGTGGCAGAAGCTCGACAAGCGAGTAAGCGCAGGTGAAGACCTGAGCGAGAAAGAACAGAAGTGGTGGGAAACCTACCCATCAACACCCGGATATCGCGCCATTAAGCGCGTGATGGATGCGAGCGCCAACGGCAAAACCGTTAGCGCCCGCAGGGCCATGTGAGCGCATGGCCATGACACCCAAGCAAAAACCAGAAGGAAGTTCTATGAGCGTCAACGCGATTGTACCACTGACCAACGTCTCGCTGCTGGCCCAGGCGGTAGAAAGTGCCGCCAACCGGCCCCCGGAACTGCCGGGGCTGGTTGTGATGTACGGCCCCAGTGGGTACGGCAAGAGCCTGGCAGCGGCCTATTCCGCCAACCTTCACCGGGCCTATTACGTGGAGTGCCGCGAGAGCTGGACCAAGAAAGCCTTCCTGGTCGCCATCCTGCGGGAGATGGGCATCATCCCCATGAAAACCCTGAGCGAGATGGTCGACCAGGTGGCGGAGCAGCTGAGCCGTTCCGGCCGCCCAATAATCATTGATGACGTGCAATACGTGATCGACAAGGCCGCCGCCAACGTGTTGACCGACATCTACAACGCCAGCCAGGGCACGCTGATCCTGATTGGTGAAGAGCGTGTGCCGGCCTCCATGGCCCGGTTGGAGCGCCTGCACAACCGAGTACTCGAATGGGTGCCCGCCCAGGCCGCGAGCCTGGACGACGTCCAGGAGCTGGCGCAATCCAGCTACCCCGATGTCGAAATCGACCGCGACCTGCTGGACACAGTGCGCCACCGCGTAAAAGGCTGCCTGCGCCGCATCGCCGTCAACCTCTACCGCATCCACAGCGAAGCGCTGGCCAACAACTGGGAGCGGGTGGATATGGACACCTGGGGCGATCGCACCATCCACACCGGCCAGCCACCGGCGCGGAGGGCCTGAGTATGACCAGCAAGGCAACACGCAAACCCGTACACCTGGAAGCCCAGGGCCCCAAAGGCGACCGCCAGTCCATGTGGGAAGTGATGCGCAAGCTGCACAAGGCCGGGCAGAAAATCACCGTGCTGGATGTCTGGATGCTCGGCGCCGAGTGGGCGCCGAAGGGCCGTGTTCGCGACTACGTGACCGGCCTGGTGGCCGCCGGTTACCTGCGGCCGGTATCGGCGGAGCCCGGAAAAACCGTCCAGTACGAGCTGGCGAAAGACTGCGGCTTGGAAGCGCCCCGCGTTCGCAAAGATGGCACCGAAGTGACCCAGGGCCGGGGGCGGGAACAAATGTGGCGCACCATCAAGATCGTCGGCGAGTTCGCCTGCCGAGATCTGGCCCAGGCGGCGTCCACGCCGGACTTTCAAGTGGCCGAAACCACTGCCAAAGATTACTGCATGATGCTGGCAGGGGCCGGCTACCTGACCATTACGCGTAAGGGTAGCCCCGGCACTCCCGCCCGATATCGACTGGTGCTCAGCCGCTGGACAGGCCCACGTGCCCCCATGATTCAGCGCTTGAAGCAGCTGTACGACCCAAACACCGGGGAAGTGGTGTTCCGCCGCAACCCGCAAACAGAGGGGGGCGACGAATGAGCCGCAAAGTCGATATCTCCAACTGGGGCGAACAGCCCCCGCAGTGGATCAAGCTGCTGGCCAACGAGGTTGAATCATCCAACCGCACCAAGGCGGCCGAACAGATTGGCATCAGCCGCACAGCCGTTTCCCTGCTGCTGGCCAACCGGTATTCCAGCCCCAGCACCGCTGGAATGGAACGCCGCGTGTTGGCGGCCCTGGATGGCATCAAGTGCCCGGCCCACAACGAAATGATCAGCACCGAGCAGTGCCGGGCCTACCGGGAGCGGCCGGCGCCGACTCACAACCCCATGGCCATGCGTGTTTGGCGCGTGTGCCAAAACTGCGCCCATAACCCGAACGGAGGCCAGTCATGAACATGCACCCAACGGCTTATCTGGAGCATTACGCCGATATCTACGCGGCCAACATGCTCTACAAACACGGCGTAAAGCTGGATGCCTACCTGGCCGACCCGGCCCGGTATGAGCACCTGCTGACCGCCCCGTTCCCGCTGACACCGGCCCAGACCTCTGTGCGCGTGCGCCTGATCCGGGACGAAGCCCTGCAGGTCCGCGCGGATGAGATCACCGAGGAGCTGGACGGCCTGCCACGAAACAACGTGCGGCCGTTCGAGCCGCTGCGCCACCAGCGCCATCCCAAACGCCGTGGCATTGCGAGCTGCCGTAACCGCTCGCTGCAATCCACCAAACCCCAGACGACATGAGGCCAAGCCCTATGAACACTGCACACAAACCAGAACAGTTTCGGCGCAATGCGAAAGGGCACTTGGTGCCCGTGGACCAGATCAAGGACATCGACAAGCTCCGCGATGACCTGGTGCTGGAAGTGATCGGCAAGGTAACCGCGCTGCAGGAAGAAATGCGCCGGGTGAAAGCCGAGATCGCCACAGAAGTGGAAGCTTTCCTGAACCTGTCCGCCCGCGAGTACGACACCGAATATGGCGGCAAGAAGGGCAACGTAACCCTAAGCAGCTTTGACGGGATGTACCAGGTAAAGCGGGCCGTAGCCGATCACCTGGCGTTCGATGAGCGCCTGCAGGTGGCCAAGGAACTGATAGACGAATGCATTCACCAGTGGACGGCCGGAAGCAGTTCGGAGGTTCAGGCCCTGGTAGAGCATGCGTTTCAAACCGACAAGGAAGGCAAGATTTCCACCGCCCGAGTGCTGGGCCTGCGATCCCTGAATATCCAGGACGGAAAATGGCAGAAGGCCATGCAGGCCATCATGGATTCCATCCAGGTGACCGGCAGCAAGAGCTACCTGCGGTTCTACGAGCGGCAGGGAGAAGACGGCCCACACCGGCAGATCTCCCTGGACGTGGCTGCGCTGTGAACTACTACGAGGCGAAGTTTGCGAGAGAGCGAAAGGAGCGGCCGAGCGACTGGCTGATTGTCCAGGCTGGCCGCTCTTTCCAATTGCTCCAGGTAAATCGGAACTAAGCGAAACGCCCCAGCCGGGGCGTCTGCCAGGCGTGGTTGCCTGGTACTGATGAGCAGCCAGGAGGACTTATGGCCCCCAAGACCAAAGACACAGAGCTTGGCACCGAGCGGCGCTGCACCAGGTGCGGCGAATATTGGCCGGACGATGCCGAGTTCTTCTACACCAAAAAAGGCAAAACCCAGCAGCCCTGTAAGGCCTGCTATGCGCATTTGCCATCCAGAGTGGCCCGAAGGGCGGGAGCGAGAGCATGACAAAACTTTATAAAGAACTGAAACCTCTATTCATGGTCGCTTCAGCCGCCTGGGTTCTGGGCTTCTTCGGGATGCTCGGCGCTCACCAGGGCGCCAAGCTCACCGGCGTTGTTCTCGCAATTGCTTACGAAGAATCCCCTTCAAAGGAGATAAGCGACGATGAGTAAATGGGACGAGATTAAGAGCCGCCTGGAACACCTGGGCGGGTCGGTAGAGCTGCTGGCAGGTGGTCACAAGCTTAGCCTGATGAAGCTACATGACAGGAAAAGGATTTTTGTCCGGGTATACGTCGACGACCTGGTGAAGATGGAGTGGACCGAAGCCAAGGACGAACAGCCCGTGCATTCTGAAGGGCGCTTCTGGCGCCCCATGAAGCGGGCAGCCTACCCAAAGAAAGTCTATACCAGCGCTAAACGCGCACTGGGTAAGAAAGAAGCAGACAGAATGGTCACTCCCAGGGTTATCGGTTTTGTACCGGACTTCGGTACCGAAGGCGCCGCAGTCGCACACCTGAAGAAACACTTCCCGGACCTGGAGATCCTGGAGCCAAAGGAGCCCAAAGCATGAAACACGACAACCGCAAAGGCGTCCAGGCCCAGATCCACATCGCGAAGAAAGAACTGGGCCTGGACGACGACACCTACCGCCAGATGATCGCCACCACCACAGGCGGCAAGCGTTCGTGTAAGGATTGCTCCGTGGCAGAGCTGCACCAGGTCCTGCAGGGATTGAAGAATCGCGGGTTCAAGGCGAAGCCCCGGAAGCGCGTGGCTCAGCACCCAGGCACGCCACACAACCTGAATAGTGAGCCGATGCTGCAGAAGATCGAAGCCCTGCTGGCCGAGCTGAAAGCCCCGTGGAGCTACGCCGATGCCATCGCCAAACGCCAGTACCGCATCGAGCGCGTGGCCTGGCTGAGAACGGTTGAGCAGTTCCGGGCGGTGATTGCTGCCCTGGACGTCGAACTTACCAAGCGCAGCTTGTTGTCATCGTTAGAAACGGCTCTCAAAGAGCAAGATCTAACGCTGGAAGACATGGTGTGTTTTCATCCGAATCTGCCAAAGAACTGGCAGCGAAATCGGAAGGCGTTGGTTGCGTTGTGCTCAAGGTACATGGAGCCGGAGGCTTGGCTTCAGGTCCATAAAGAGGAGCCCGGCGCATGAAACTAGGCCGCTGCCCCATCTGCCACAGCCACCTGCACCTGGACGCACTCATCCAGGACGACGCCGGCAGCGAGCTGCTGGGCGTTCTGGCTGGCCTTGGCCGCCCATTGGCGCGGCCGCTGGTGCAGTACCTGGCATTGTTCCGGCCGGCAAAGAGCGACCTAAGCAACGCCCGCGCCCTGAAGCTGGCACAGGAAACCCTGGATCTTGCAGACCGAGACAGCCTGATAGCCGCCCTGCAGGACACCATCCGCAGCCTGCACGAGAAGCGCCAGCGAGGGGAGAACAAGCCGCTGAAGAATCACAACTACCTGAAGCAGGTGATGGCCAGCGTTGCCCCTGACGCCCGTAAGCCGGCGGCAGAAGCCGACAGCCGGCGCCCGAACGTCACTGAGAAAAAGCAGGGCATGGAGGAAAGCCCCGAGGAAGCCCAGCGCAAATGGGAAGCACACATGCGCAAGCTGGGCGTGGACACCAGTAAGTACAAGGTCAACAAGGGGTAATCCATGAGCGTTGAAACCGAACTGCTGCCCGAATCCATGGCCGACCTGGTCGACATCATTGGCCTGCCTTCCGTCCTAAAGATGATGGAAGCCTTTGGCGGTACCGAATTCTGGGTGCCCGAGAAACTCCACCACCATCACCCACTGGTGGATGCGATCGGCGCGGAAGCGGCTCAAACGCTTTGCGAGTACATGGCCCGAGAACGAATCAAGGTACCCCGTGGCGCTGGCATTACCCGTGAAGTACGCAACCAGGCAATCCGAAGGGAACGCCAGGACGGCGCCAAATTGGCGGAGCTGGCCTTGCGGTACCGGATCACCGATCGCCAGGTGTTGAATATCCTGAACGCCGAACCGGCGGATGATCGCCAGCAGGATATGTTCGGGTAATTTGATAACATTGGCACGAAGTAAAGCTAATGGCGCTAAAAACTGAAACGGAGATCAGCCCATGAAAAAGCACCTGTCAATCATTCTTCTCAGCTTTGTCCTCGCTGTTCCGGCTACGGCGCAGGAGGGCCAATCCGGAGATCGTTATCAGGATAGAGGTATCGACTGGGACAATATGACCGAAGAAGATCGTTTCTACTGGAAGATCCAGAAGGATAAACCGGCTTTTGGTCACGCCTGCGCTATGGTGCTGGCCGGCGGGAGATTTGAGGAGAAGGCGGAGATCGAGGACCTTTGCAGGAAGGTTCGCAAAACCCCGGAAGTCAAGGAAGCTATTGCCGCTGCCGAAAATGCCATGGAATCGATGAATGAAGAACGTAGGGAACTGTTGCTAAACGGTGGTGCCCCGATTGGCGCTCCCAAAGCGGCGGTGTATCTGGCGTGGGGAAAGCCGAGCGATACCAGGCGCACGACCACCGAGGACATGGTGGCGGAGCAGATTATCTATGACGATCGCATCGCCTACATCGAGAACGGCATACTGACTATGATCCAGGAGTGAAGGGGGCGGAACCCGCCCCTTGCCAACATCTCCTACCTACCGTATCGTTTCCTTGCCCACCGAATAACCAACACCCGAACCCTTGCAGGTTCCGCCCTCCCGGCCCGCTCCATACTCTGGGAGCATGAAAAAAATACAGCTCTCTCCCAATTTTTACCTTCACGAGTTCACCCGCTCGCAGGCGGCTGCGCGTCATGGCATTGATATCAGCGTTGCCGAGGACAGCCAGGTGTTCTCAAACATCAAGCAACTGGCAAGCACCGCCCTGCAGCCGGCGCGGGAAGCGCTCGGGCCGATCTTCATCAGCTCTGGTTACCGCCCCAAACACCTGAACACCGCCATTGGCGGAAGCCGTACCAGCGCCCACGTCTACGGCCTGGCTGCGGATATCTCCGTGGTGGGCCATAGCCCCCTGGAAGTCGCGCAGTGGTTCGAGGCCAGCGACATTCCGTTTGACCAGGTCATCCATGAGTTCGGCCAGTGGGTGCATGTGGGCCTGGCGAAGCCTGGAACAGAGCCCCGTCGTGAGCTGCTGACCGCCGTTCGTAAGCCTGGGAAAACTCGCTACGTGCTCGGCATTCATTCGATTGAGGAAGCGCTGGAGAGGCTGAGCTGATGGACTGGAGCTGGGACGGCGTTAAAAGCCTGCTATCTAACACCGCGCCCATGCTGGGCGCGGCTTTGGGTGGCCCTGCCGGCGGCGCGGTGGGTGGTCTCATCGCCCAGGCCCTGGGCGTTGAGGAAACCCCGGAGGCTATCGAAGCCGAACTGCGCAAAGACCCTACCGCACTGCTGAAGCTAAAAGGCCTTGAAGCGGACCTGGAACGGGCGCGCATTGAAACACGTGGCCAGGTAGTGCAGGCGGAAGCCAAGGGCGAGAGCTGGCTTCAGCGCAACTGGCGACCGCTGACCATGATCTGGTTCGGCTTCCTGATCGGCGGTTACTGGTTCGGTTATACCCCGCCAAACCTGTCAGAAGACGCCATCCTGGCGCTGTTCAGTCTGATGAAGCTGGGGCTGGGCGGCTACGTCATCGGCCGCAGTGCCGAAAAGATCACCGAGACCGCCACTGGCAGTGGGCTCATCCAAAAACTCATGAACCGTGGCAAGCAATAACGATGAACGAGAAACAGTTTGAACAGGCCCAAGCGCTAACGGAGCGCCTCACCCGTGCAGGCATCGAGCAGGCGCTGCAGTGTCACCTGGAAGCGCCCCTGGAACACCATGGCCGCCGCTTTTGCCTGGATTGCGCTGACGAGCTGAGCTTTGCCCGAATGGATGCCAACCCACGCGCCGTGCGCTGCGTGGACTGCCAGAACGATCACGACCGCAGGGGTAAGTAATGGAGTTGTCGCAATTTGATTATAGCGCCGCGAAGTTCTGGATGGGCCTCCTGCAGCTATTGGGCCTGGTAGCGCTGGGTATCTACACCCATGTGACGAATAAGAGCAAAGCCAACGCCAGCGCCATCAACACGGTGCGTAAAGACCTGGAAAGCGACTACGACCACCTGGAGGAGCGAGTTGTGCGTTGTGAGAGGCGTCAGGACTTTCTGGAAGGCCAGCAAAAAGGAGCCCCCACGCACGGTGATCTATCGAAGATGTACGACCGCCTGAACGACGTGGCAGAGGATCTTTCCGGCGCTCGGGGGCAGATGAGCGCGCTATCTCACCAACTGACGCTGGTTAACCAGTACCTGCTGAACAACAAGGGAGACCAAGGCCGATGAGCTACCAGGACTTTCAAACGGAAGGTCGCCGTCTGGGGATTCTGCGGATTCTCGCCCGGCGCAACATGTTCACTTCGAACGAATACAGCCTGAACGATGAGCTGGGCGGCAACTATGGCCATATCATCAGCAAGGATTTGCTGCACAGCGATCTGGCCTGGCTGGAAGAGCAGGGCCTGGTGATTATCCAGCAGCCCCGCGCCGGTTGGATTATCACCCTGACCAGTCGTGGCAGCGACGTGGCCGAAGGCCGGGCCAAAACACCAGGTGTTGCCGCGCCACAGCCGGGAGCCTAAGCCATGCCACCGCGTTCAAAGATCTACGATCTGCCCCAGGAGCTGCGCGACGAGCTGAACGAACGGCTGGTCACCAACGGCTTCCAGGACTACGAAGGCCTGACCAAATGGCTGGAAGAGAACGGCTTCAAGCTGTCCCGATCGGCGGTGCACCGCTATGGCAGCGCCTTGCAGGAAGAGTTCGATGAAGCCATGGGCGCGGTTCGCAAAAGCACGGAAATGGCCAAGGCCTGGGCGGAATCGGACGAAGATACCCAGGGCGCACTGATGGGCGCAACCTCTCAGATGGTCCAGCAGCAGCTGATGCAGATCACACTGGCGCTGGGCCGGGCTGAGCATGAACCGGAGAAGGCCGCCAAGCACATGGCCACCGTCAGTCATGCCCTGGCCGATCTAGGGCGCATGACCATCAACCAGAAGAAATGGGCCCAGGAGGTGCGCAAGGAAGTGATGCGCGAAGCGGCCGACAAGGCGGCGGAAGTGGCCAAGCGCGGCGGGCTGTCCGCTGACGTCGTCAACGACCTGCGCCGTGAACTGTTGGGGATTGCGTAGTGACAGAAACAGTGCCAAACAACCCGCTTCAAACACTGCCAGCCGCCAACGCCGACGCCCCGCCGCCGGTGTTGCTGCCTTATCAGCAGGCCTGGCTGGCCGATGACAGCCAGCTCAAGGTCAGCGAGAAGAGCCGGCGAACCGGCCTCACCTGGGCCGAAGCGTCCGACGACGTGTTGATTGCCGCCGCCGCCAAGAACGCCGGCGGCATGAACGTGTATTACATCGGCTACAACCAGGACATGGCCATCGAGTACGTGGAAGCCTGTGCCCTCTGGGCCCGCGTGTTCAACCGTGCAGCCAGCGCCGTGGAAGAGGGGCTGTGGGAAGACGACAGCGACGACAAGAACATCAAGACGTTCACCATCAAGTTTCCGGACAGTGGCCACCGGATCGTGGCGCTGTCGAGCAGGCCCGCAAACCTTCGGGGTAAACAGGGTGTGGTGGTGATCGACGAAGCGGCGTTCCACGACAAGCTGGGTGAGCTGCTGAAGGCCGCGCTGGCCCTGCTGATCTGGGGCGGCAAGGTGCGCGTGATCAGCACCCACAACGGCGACCAGAACCCGTTCAACCAGTTGATCAACGATTTGCGATCGGGCCGGCGCAAGGGCTCCGTGCAGCGCATCACGTTCAAGGAAGCCGTTGCCCAGGGCCTGTACGAGCGCGTGTGCCTGCGCCTGGGCCGGGAATGGACCAAGGAAGCGCAGGACGCCTGGGTGCAGGAGGTTTACGACTTCTACGGCGATGCGGCCGCAGAGGAACTGGACGCGGTACCGGCGGAAGGCTCCGGCAACTGGTTGCCCAGGGCATTGATTGAAGCCCGCACCCGCCAAGGCATACCTGTTCTGCGCCTGAAAAAGGATGACGAGTTCAAGCAATGGCCATCGGCCATGCGAGAGGCGGAAATCCGGGACTGGTGCGAAGAGCACCTGAAGCCGCTGCTGATGGACCTACCGGAAAACCTGTGGCTGGCCTTCGGCGAAGATTTCGCCCGCAAGGTGGATTTAACCGTCATCGCCCCGTTGATCATCGGCCAGGACCTGGTGCGCCGCACACCGTTTGTGGTGGAGCTGGCCAACGTACCGTTTGAGCAGCAGCGCCAGATCCTCCACTACATCCTGGACAGAGTGCCGCGCCTGCAGGGCGGCGCCATGGACGCCACCGGTAACGGTGCCTATCTGGCGGAGGTGACGGCCCAGGCCTACGGTGGCCACCGCGTGCAGGAAATCATGCTGTCGGAAACCTGGTACCGGGAAAACATGCCGCCGCTGAAGGCCGCCCTGGAAGACGGCACGCTGGAAATCCCGGCCGACAGTTTCATCGTGGACGATCTGCGGGCGGTTCAGTTGATCAATGGCGTGGCCAAGGTGCCCAACAACAGCCGCAATGAAGGCCGCCACGGCGATGCGGCGATAGCTTTGGCACTGGCCTACTACGCCAGCCGGATGGACCCGGCCCCCATCGAATACACACCGGCCCCCAGCGTGAAAAGCCGCTGGGACGCCTCACCAGACAACTGGGCAGATGACGACGATCTGGCCATTCAGGAGACAGGCGCATGGTAGATATCCTTGATCACCGTGGGCTGCCAATGCCCAAGAAAGCCACGCCGGGCCCGGCCACAGAGCCGCAAACCGCAAGCGTGGGTTACCTTTACCGTGAGTTCTCGGAGCACCCCAGCCGGGGCCTGACGCCGGCCAAGCTGGCCAGCATCCTGGAAGACGCCGAACAGGGACGCCTGGAGAACCAGGCACGCCTGGCGGAAGACATGGAAGAGAAGGACGCACACCTGTTCGCAGAGCTGTCCAAGCGCCGCCGTGCGCTACTGGGCCTGGACTGGAACCTGCGCCCGCCCAAGGATGCAACGCCGCTGGAGAAGGAATGGACCGGCCGCCTGGAAGCCCTCCTCCGTGAGCTGGACTGGGAGGACATGGTCTACGACGCTTCCGCCGCGATCCTCTACGGCTACGCCAACCTGGAATACGACTGGGACCGCAGCGAGGGCCAGTGGAGCCTGAAATCCGCGGATTATCGCCCGGCGGACTGGTTCATGACCCCGGCCCACAACCGCAACCAGTTGGTACTGCGCACCCTGGACGGCCTGGGTGAAGAGCTGCGCGAATGGGGCTGGCTGTCTCATGTGCACAAGGCCAAGTCAGGTTACCTCACCCGAGGCGGGCTGGCGCGGATCCTCGCCTGGCCCTACCTGTTCCGCAACTACTCCGCCCGTGATCTGGCAGAGTTCCTGGAGATCCACGGATTGCCGCTGCGCCTGGGCAAATACCCAGCCGGCGCCAGCGACACCGAGAAATCCACACTGATGAAAGCGGTGGTCAACATCGGCCACGCGGCGGCTGGCATCATCCCCCAGGGCATGCAGATCGACTTCCAGGAAGCGGCCAAGGGCAGTTCCGACCCGTTTATGTCCATGATGCGCTGGGCGGAATCCAGCATGAGCAAGGCCATACTGGGTGGCACGCTCACCAGCGACACCAGCGCCAGCGGCGGCGGTGCCTATGCCTTGGGCGAGGTGCACAATGAAGTGCGCCACGACATCCTGACCAGCGATGCAAAGCAGATTGCCCGCACGATGACGCGGGACCTGGTCTCGCCGTTGGCACGGCTGAATACCCCCTTGCGGCGTATGCCCCAGTTCGTGTTCGAGACAGAGCAGCCGGAGGACATCAAGCTGTTCGCCGATGCCCTGCCAAGGCTGGTGCGCAGTGGTATGAAGATCCCCATCAGATGGGCCCACAACAAGCTGGGCATTCCACAGCCCGAAGAGGGGGAAGAAGTGTTGAGCTTCACCCCGCAGCCGGCACCAACCGCCATGCCACCCCAGCCAACGCGAACCGCCGCGCTGCGAGCGGATCCGGACAATGACGGCCTGGAGGACTTCCCGGACCAGGCAGCGATAGACGAGGCCCTGGAGGCTTTCACCGATGGCGACCTGAACGAACAGATGCTGCCCATCCTGGAACCCGTGATGGCCATCGCTGCTGAGGGCCCGGAAGCGCTGCGCGATGCCCTGGATGAACTGTTCCCGGACATGGACGACGCCAAGGCCGAAGAGCGCCTGACGCGCGCCCTGTTCGTCGCGGAGCTGTGGGGGCAGATCCATGGCCAGCAATAACGTGGACCTGCGGGCCGCCATGAAGATGGCGCCCAAGGACGCGGTAGCCTATTTCCGCTCCAAGGGCTACCAGATCAGCGATCAGTGGCAGGAAATACGCGGCGCAAGCCATGCCAACGCCTTCACCGTAGCCAAAGCCATGCGCATGGACATCCTGCAGGATATCCGTAATGCCGTGGACGAGGCGCTGGCCGAGGGTGTGACCGAGCGGGATTTCACCAAACGCCTGGCGCCGAAACTCAAAGCCAAGGGCTGGTGGGGCAAGGAAACCTGGAAGGATGCCCAGGGCAACGATCGGGAGGTCCAACTGGGCAGCCCCTGGCGGCTGAAGACCATCTACCGCACCAACCTGCAAACGGCCTATATGGCCGGCCGGTATCGCCGGCAGCTGGCATCGGTATCAACCCGACCCTACTGGCAGTACGTCGCTGTGATCGACTCACGCACCCGGCCCAGCCATCGGGCGATGAACGGCCGCGTGTTCCGGTGGGACGATCCAATCTGGCAATACCTATACCCGCCCAACGGCTGGGGCTGTCGCTGCCGCGTTAGAAACCTGACGGAACGCCAGGTGGAGCGCGAAGGCCTAACGGTTGAAAACGGTGCGGACTACATCGAACAGGTGCAGCGCGAGGCGGGTACCAACTTCCAGACTGGCGAAGTGATCACCATGGACCACGCTGTGGTCAACCTGCCTGGAGGGGCATCCATGAGCCCGGACGTGGGCTGGGCCTACAATCCCGGCGCGGCCGCATTCGGTGTGGATGCCGGCATTGCCCAGAAGCTGGGCCAGGTGCGCAGTACGGAGTTGAGAAGCCAGGTCATCCAGAGCCTGAATAACTCAGAGCTGCGCCAGGAACAGTTTGCCCAGTGGGCGCAGGACGTACTGGCCAACCGCCGGGCCGGCCATGGCCTGGCCTCCATTGGCTTCCTGCCCGAGGCGCTGGCAAGCGCGGTGTTCCAGCGTACCGGCAAGGCGCCCAGCCGGCTGCTGGTCATTGGTGAGAAGCAGCTGATGCACGCGGACAGCCAGAAACATCAGGATTCCGGCATCGCGCTTCCGCTGGCGCTGTACCAGGAACTGCCACGCCTGATGGCCAAGCCGCAGGCCGTGCTGTGGGACAAGGTGAAGAAGAACCTGGTCTATGTGGCCGATGCGGCGGAGGACTCCGCCTACAAGGTGGTTGTTAATGCTCCGTACAGGCTGGCAAAGAGTGAGCCGGTACCGCTGGATGTGGTGGTCAACGCGTACCAGGTGCGGGCATCGGATCTGCTGGGTAGCCAGTACGAGCTGGTGGAAGGGGCGCTTTAGAAAGGGAATCTGGATGGGCGGCGGGATTCGAACCCGCGACACGCCGACGCGTTGCGCCCGCCGCTCTACCCCTGAGGCTTACGCCCATCCGAGGACTTCAGTATAGCGAACAACGGAGAAACGCCGCAATGGCAGACATTTCGATCACACTGAACCACGAGGACGTGCAGAAGAGCCTCGATCAACTGTTACGCCGTGTGGCGGAGCCAGCCAACGCCATGCGCGAGATCGCGGACGTGATGGCCGATGCCAGCGAACGGGCGTTCTCCACGGAGTCGGATCCGGAAACGGGCATCGCCTGGGATCCGCTGTCTGCAGTCACGCTTGCACTGCGCCCGGAACGCCAAGGCGGCCAGATCCTGCAGGACAGTGGCATCATGGCCGCGTCCATCGTAACCGACTACGGAAAAGACTTTGCCGCGATCGGCACCAACCACCCGGCAGCGCCTACCCATTTCTTCGGCGCCAGGCAGGGCGAGTATGGCAGGACGGCACGCGGTGGTCCCATCCCCTGGGGCGATATCCCGGCCCGGCCATTTCTCGGTATTGGGCCAGCTGACGAAGACGACATCCTGGACATCGCCAGCCGCTTCCTGTCGGGCGGTTTTGAATGACCGCCTCAGATCGCCTGTAATCGATTCTGACCTGTGAGGCACCCAACCATGCCGGATAAATCCGTTTCAACGACTGTAGGAGAATCTAACGCGCTTCTAACGCTATAGACTTGAGCAGGCACAACGTGAAAAGGTATTCTCCTGTTCACGCCTCCCCGAAATCCGGTTTTACCTCCCCCTGATCAACACCCGAATCCATTCGCGTTCCGGCTGTGCGTGCCAGTGCCCAAACTGGCCCCATGAAAACATCACTTCGCCTTCAGATTGCCGCTTGCACCACCAGGCTCCGGAAAGCCGGATCCGAGATCCAGCTGTTTCCGGCTGGCGTCTTCCGTGCTCGCGATGGCCGGCCCCATGGCATCAAAGGCTGGCGCACCGACGCAGACATTGCGCGCCGCATTGTAGCCCTGGCCACACAGCGTGAAACGCCTTTCGTTGTTGACTACGAGCACCAGACCCTGAGCGCTCCGGACTCCGGCAACCCGGCCCCGGCCGCTGCCTGGTTCCAGAACCTGGAATGGCGAGAAGGCGACGGCCTGTATGCGGTAGATGTGGAATGGACCGCCAAGGCGGCCGCCATGATCGAAGGCGACGAATACCGCTATCTCTCCCCTGTTTTCAAGTTCGACAAATCCGGTGCGGTGACAGAGCTGCTGATGGCAGCGGTCACCAATAACCCGGCCATTGATGGGATCGCCGATGTGGCGGCTGCCCGTTATCTGCACCACCCACACGAGGAGGCAACACCCGTGGACGAAGAACTGTTGAAGATGCTCGGGCTGGAGGCTGACGCCACCCCCGAGCAGATCCGCGCGGCCATCCAGGCATTGATGGAAAAGGCCAATAAAGCGGACAAAGCCGAGGCCGATGTGGCTGCCCTGCGCACCCAGATCGAAAAACCGGACCCGGAGAAGTTTGTTCCGGTCTCCGCCATGAGCGAGCTGCAGACCCAAGTCGCCGCGCTCTCTACCCAGATCCAAACCGGTGAAGTGGACCAGCTGGTGAAGGAAGGGCTGGATGACGGCCGCCTGGTGAAGAGCATGGAAGGCTGGGCGCGCGATCTGGGCACGAAGGATGTGGCTGCGCTGCGCAGTTACCTGGACAACGCCCAGCCGATCGCTGCGCTGAGCCGCCAACAAACCGATGGCAAGAAGCCCCCCGAAGGTGACAACCACCTCACGGACGAAGAGTTGGCTGTTTGCCGTGCAATGAACCAGACGCCGGAAGAGTTCCTGAAGGCCAAAGGCGTCAAGGTTGAGGAGACCAACGCATGATTATTACTCCGGCACTTCTAGTTGCCTTGATGACCAGCTACAAAAAGGAATATCAGGCTGGTCAAACCATGGCAGAGCCGCAATGGGACCAGGTGGCCTCCCGTGTGGGGAGCAGCTCACGTTCCAACACCTACGGCTGGTTGGGGCAGTTCCCGACCTTCCGCGAGTGGGTAGGTGACCGGGTGATCAAAGACATGCAGGCGCATGGCTACGAGATCACGAACAAGCTGTTCGAGTCCACCGTGGGCGTAGCCCGCACCGACATCGAAGACGACAACATCGGCGCTTACGCCATGCTGTTCCAGGAAATGGGCCGCGCAGCGGCAATCCATCCGGACGAGCTGGTGTTCACCCTGTTGGCGGCTGGTGGTTCCACGCTGTGCTACGACGGCCAGAACTTCTTCGATACCGATCACCCGGTCTACCCGAACGTGGACGGTACCGGCACACCGGCAACGGTCGCGAACCAAGACATTCCGGCTACCGATCCGGGTGCCGCCTGGTACCTGCTGGATGTGAGCCGGGCGATCAAGCCCATCATCTACCAGGAACGCATCCCTGCGGACCTGCAACAGATGACCAAGAACGACGACGAGCATGTATTCACGGCGGACGAATACCGCTACGGCGTGCGTGCCCGCTCCAACGTCGGCTTTGGCTTCTGGCAGATGGCGTACAAGTCACAGCAACCGTTGAACGCCGCCAACTACGCCGCCGCCCGTACCGCGATGATGAACTTCAAGGCCGATGGTGGCCGCCCGATGGGTGTTCGTCCAACGCTGCTGGTGGTACCGCCCACGCTAGAGCAATCGGCTTTCGAGGTATTGAAAGCGGGACGCGACGCTGCCGGTGCCACCAACGTTTACCAGAACACTGCAAATCTTCTGGTAACACCCTGGCTGAGCTAAGGAGGTAACTGATGGCTGCAAAAAAAACGACTGCCCAGGCTGCTGCAAAGCAGCCTGCGGCCAAGAAGCCGGCTAGCAAGCCGGAGGACTCCAAGGCGCAGGAAAACGCTCAGCAAGCGGCAGAAGCTGCAACGCCGGGCCAGCCCGACACCAGCACTGAGGCGCAGGCTTCTGGCACTGGTGACGCTGCCAAGGATTCCAACAACCCACCTTCTAACGGTGATGAGTCTGTGACAGCGCCTGGAGCGCCTGAGACAAAATCGGAAGAAGGTGACGACCAGAGCAAGGAGCGGGGGCCTGCCACGGAAGGCAACCTTTCCGAGGATCCCAGTGAGGACGCCTCGGAAGGCGAGATCACCCTGGAAGTGGTCACCCGTCTGCCGCGCCGTATTAGGGGCGGTGTGATTGTCACCCAGGAGCCGCGCGAGGTGGCTGTGACTGAAGAGGTCGCAGAACTCATCGAGGCGGATCCGCACATCTCGGCAACGCGCAAATGAGTTACGCCAGCCAGGTCGACATGGAACAGCGGTTCGGCGAGCAGGAACTGATCCAGCTCACCGACCGCGACCATACCGGGGCGATCGACGTCACGGTTCTGGACCGTGCCCTGGCTGACGCCACTGCCGAAATTGATGGTTACCTGGCTTCGCGGTACCAACTGCCGCTCAGCACAACCCCAACCGTTCTGGTTCGGGTGTGCGCGGACATCGCCAGGTATCACTTACACGACGACAACATCCCGGAGCCGGTGGAAATCCGCTATAAAGCCGCCGTTGATCTCCTGCGCCAGGTGTCGATGGGGCGAGTTTCGGTAGGCGTTAGCGATACCGGTGATTCACCCACTTCTAACGATGGCGCGGAGATCACTTCCGGTGGCCGGATCTGGGATCGGAACGACAGCAAGGGATACATCTGATGTTGGACCTGGTCGAGTGGGTAAACCGGATCTCAACGCCGGAGCAACAGGCCGTCATGGCCGCTGATGTTGATGCGGCCCAGCAGTCGCGCACGTTGCCCGCTTTGGTGGTGGTTCCGGGGCGGGAAACGGTCGTTACCGCGCCTTTGAGCGCCGGGGCCGGCTCCCGCCATCGAATCGTGGCTGAAGTACTCGTGGTCACCGCCGTGCCCAGGGGAAACCAGCCGCTGGGCGCCAAAATGGTGGACGAACTCAAGGCACTGAGAGAGCCGACCTTGCAGCAACTGATCAACTGGCTGCCGACTGGCTCCGATATCGAAGTTACCTGGCAGGGGGGCCAGCTTATGGCTCTTAAAAGCAACGCCCTTTACTGGGTTGATGCGTTCAAAACCGATTACTGGTGGAGCTTATGACCAAAAAACGGAAGCTGCCGCAGACCGGCGGCCAGTACCAGCGGGACAGCAAGGGTAATCCAGTTCCCCGTAGCAAGCCCAAAACGGCTGAGCCAAAGAAAGCCGATCAGCCAACCTCTGTAAAGGAGTAAACCATTATGGACGGATTCAAGATGCGCCGCCGGCTGATCCTGGCGGCAATTGAGACCACCTACGGCACCGATCCAGCACCGACGCCGGCGGCCAATTCTATTCTAACCAGGTCTGTCAGCGTCACGCCGCTGGCCGGCGCCGATATCGACCGTAACCTGCTGCGCAGCTACTACGGCAACACCCAGTCCATCGCGGGTGAAAAGCACGTTGAGCTGCAACTGGAAGTGGAGCTGACCGGTTCCGGTACCGCAGGCGATGCACCCGCCTGGGGGCCACTGCTTCGCGCTTGTGGATTCGCCGAAACGCTCACGCCTGGCACGGATGTAGTCTACAACCCCATCACCGATTCGGAAGAATCCATCAGCTGCTGGATCCACCGCGATGGAGTACTCCACAAGTTCACCGGTGGCCGTGGCTCTGTGAGCTTCCGCCTGGACGTCAACAACATTCCGTTCATGACGTTCAACTTCATGGGCCTGCTGGGCACCATCAGCAACGAGGCGATGCCAACAACCGCAGACTATTCCGGCTTCCTGACGCCGCTGCCGGTCACCAACGCCAACACCACCGCGCTGACCCTGCACGGTGCAGCGGTGAGCTTCAGCCAGCTCACCCTGGACATGGCGGTGGAGTCGGTGAAGCACCAGGTGGTTGGCGCCGGTTCTTCCATCCTGATCGTTGACCGGGCGCCGTCCGGTACTGCCGTTATCCAGGAACCCGAGCTGGCCACTCTGGACCTGTACACCAAGGCCAAGGATGCGTCACAGGGCACCCTGGCCGTTACCCACGGCACCGTGGCCGGCAACATCGTGGAGTTCGCAGCGCCGAAGATCGGCAGCGGTAGCCCCACCGAGCAGGACCTGAACGGCGTACAGATGCTGTCTGTACCGCTGACTATCAACCCCGACACCGGCAACGACGAGCTGGTAGTCACCGTCAAATAAGGAACCCTCCCTTATGTTCAAAATGAACAAAAACCGCTGCTACCAGTACCCGGTATCCGTCACGATCTTTGACGGAGAAAAGGAACAGACCGGGCGCTTCACTGCGACCTTTAAAGTCATGCCCAACAGCGCTCTTCGCGATGAAAGCAATGCGGACAAGCGTCTGCTGGATCTGGTTCTGGTCAACGTCGAAGGCGTCGAAGTGCCAGGCGACGACGGCAAGCCTCTACAAGGCGAGGCGCTTGTGGAAACGCTAAAGGATGATCCATCTGTCAGCGCCGCCATGGTCGCCGCCTACCAGGAGAGCATCACAAAAAAGAACCGACCGCGAACCTGAGGGGCGCGGGGCGCTTCTGGGTAGAGGGCCGCAAGGCTGACCCAGGCGGGCTGGAATCGGATCTGGCGGCCTTTGGCATCGACATGCCGGACGCCGCCCGATTTGTCGCCGAAGAGGCCCAGGATTACCCGGTGCTGCCGGAGAACTGGGAAGCCGTAACGCTCTTTTTGAAGTGTTGTACCCAGTGGCGGCATGCCGGAATGGCGGGGATTACTCGGGCGTGGATGTGGTGATGCGCCGCACTGATATTGAAGACCCTCAGGACGCCTTCTGGCGGTTGCAGCAAATCGAATCCGAAGTGTTAGCTGCCTTGGCTGAAAAACAGGACCAAACATGAGTAAAGACCTCGATTTGAGATTGCGACTGACCGCCACCAACCAGGGTGTGGCCGGCACCGTTCGCAATACCAAAAATGAGGTTCGGGGCCTGAACGAAACCCTGGGCACTACCTCATCAAGAACCCGTGGCACAGCGTCCGGAATGTCTGGACTCACCACAGCCGGCGATGAGGCTACAAGGATGTTCAAGCTGCAGAAGGGCTCGCTGCAACAGGCGGGCTTCCAGTTCCAAGACCTGGCGGTGCAGATCGGTTCCGGTACCAGTGCGTTTGTGGCCATTGGCCAGCAGGGTTCGCAGTTGCTTGGCATTCTGGGCCCTGGTGGAGCGCTATTGGGCGCCGTAGTTGCGATTGGCAGTGTTGTAGGCGGGCTATTTGCCAGTTCCATGATGGATGGTGCAGACGCTGCCGAAGCTCTGGACAAAGCAATGGAGCGTCTGGAAAACACCATTGAAGAAAATGACGGTATACCCACCCTTACCAAGGAAATCCGCGATCTTGCGAGGGAAAGCGAGATTGCTGCCAGAGCGCGGATCGTTTCAGCGATGCAAGCCGCCGAGCAGGCGACTAAAAGCGCCGCGAATTCGATTCGGGATTCCTTTGATGACATTGCCGATACCGTTGGCTTTTCCAATCTCTCTGATTTCTTCGAAGGTAACCCCACCATCGGAAGGGTGACAGCTGGCGCGATCGCCGACCTTCGCGACTCATTGGAGTTGACCGGGGATGCTGGCACGGAGGCAGCGAGAAAGATATTCATAGCACTACGTCGCGTTGACGCGGATCCTGCCATCGAGAATATCCGTGAACTGGAAAGAGTGATCGCCGAAATATCGACCGGAGTTGGGTCAGACAGCGATGCGCTCCAGCCATTGGTAGGTAGCCTGGGCGAGTTCTTTGACGCTGCGCGCACAGCGGAAGAACGGGCACAATTCCTCAAGTCAATCATTGATGATCTTGGATCTGTTTCAGGCGGCGAAGCAGCTGAGAAAGTCAATGAGCTTGTCAGCAAACTTGAAGTACAGGCCGAAACTCTTGGGAAGAATACGTTAGAAATGATCCGCTATAACGAAGCAGCGGACATTAAAACGGCCAGGGACAACGATGCAACTGAGGCACAGATACGCTCAATTCGCGCATCTTACGAGCAGATCTACACCCACGAAAAGAATGCCATCGCGACCAAGGAAGCGGAAAAGGCTCAGAGGGAATATGAGCAGAGTCTTGATAGCCTGCTTACCAAGCTAGATCCCGTCGGTTCCGAGTTTGAGCAGTTTGCCCAGAACGCCGATCTTCTCCGCGAAGCATTAGCCGAAGGTGACCTGACTCCTGAGAAGTTTCAGGGTGCGATGGATGCCCTGGTTCAGTCCTTCGCCAATGCTGGCGAGGAATCCGCAGAGCGGTTCGTAAACCCATTCGAAGATGCCGCCGCCCGCGTCTCCCAGGCCGTGCAGAACGCCATCGCTTCCGGCGAGTGGGACACCATCGGCGATGCGATCGGCAACACCCTTGCCGCCTCCATATCGTCCATCATTGACGACACCGTCACCAAAAGCCTGGCGAAGGATTTGACCGCCCAGAGCGGCGTTGGTCAGCAGCTTGCCGCCGCCTTCGCCGGGCCAATGCTCGGCGCTGTGGCCGGCGGCGCCGTCCAACTGGCCATCAAAGAACTGGATGACTACTTCAGCGACGACTGGGACCCAACGGCCGACCGCCAAGCCGCCCAGGGCACCGGTACCGTACTCGGCGATATCAACGCCAAATCCGAGAGCATCCGCCGGGCGGTGGAAGCCTCTGAAAGCGGAATTGGCCAGCTGATTGGCATCAACCAGGGCATGCTCTACGCCTTGCAGAATCTGCAATCCGGCATTTCCGGCGCCAGCGATCGGATAGCCCGAGGCCGTGGCGGTATCTCCATCGGATCACCTGGCGTGATGAGCGGCGGTGACCTCTTTGCCGATGCCACCGGCGGGCTGCTGCCGATCTTCGACGAGACCCTGGGCCTTGCGTTCGATTTCTGGGACGAGGCCACCAACATTCTCACCCTGGGCCTTGTCGACCTGGGCGACCTGTTGGGCGGCAAATCGAAGAAGCGAGACGAGGGCGTGCAGATCATTGGTGGCTATATGAGCGACCTGATCGACGAGACGATTGTTAATGCCTACGCCACCTTCCGTGTGAAGAAACACGCTTTTGATGACTACGACACCAAGGAGCGGTTCCAGCGTATTGGCGGCGACGTGGAGCGCCAGTTCAGCGCCGTGTTTGCATCGATTTTCGATACGGTTCTGGAAGCCGGCCTGGCCATTGGTTACCAGGAAGAGTCCCTGATGGACGCATTGGGCCGGGGCCGTGTGGGCACCGCCCGAATCAGCCTGGAGGATCTGTCACCGGCCCAGCAGCAAAAGGAACTTGAGGCGTATTTTGGTCAGGTACTGGACGATGCGGCCGGCGGCCTGTTCCCGTTCCTGGAAGAGTTCCAGGAAGCCGGCGAAGGTCTGGGTGAAACCCTGGTGCGGGTGGCCAACTTCGTGCAGATCACCGAGGAAGCGGTCAACCGCCTGGGGCTGCAGTTCAGCGAGCTGGCGGGGCGTGACCTGGTGGCGGCGTCTGAGCGCCTGATTGAAGCCTCCGGCGGCATCGAGCAGTTCATCAACTCGATGCAGGGTTTCATTGGCAACTTCGCCACGGACGCCCGCCAGTTCGAGTTGGCGCAGTCCGACCTGACCCGATCGCTGGAACGCGCCGGGCTGCAATTGCCAAACACTAGGCAGGGATTTTACGACCTGCTGCAAGCCCAGAACGCGGCCACCGCCTCCGGCGCTGACAATGTCGCGCTGCTGTTGCGCCTGCAGCAAGTGGCGGACGACTACTACACCAGGTTGGAGGATTACCAGGCCGAGGCGCTGCGTGCCCAGGAAGAGCTGATCCAGGGCCAGCGCACGCTGGTGGTCGACAGCCTGCGCGATGCCGAAGACGCAGCCCGATCCGTGCGCGATGCTATCAGTGGCCTGTCTGTCGAATCCGAGGCGTTCAGCCAGGCCCGCCGTGAATCGGCACTGGCCAGCCTGCGCCAGATGGCAAGCGCCGGCGTGGTCCGCCCTGGTGACGCTCTTAATTCAGCGCTGGGCACGGCCTCCAATATCAACGCCAACCAGTACGGCAGCTTTGAGGCTTACATCCGGGAAGTGGGCGCGACAGGCGGACTGCTGTCTGACCTGGACGCGATCACCCAGGAACAGGTGACCGTGGAACAGCGGATGCTGGACAGCCTGGACCGCCAGTTGGAAGCGTTGGAAAAAGGCAATGCCGAGCAGCTGCAGGCGCTGGTGGATCTGCAGACGTCCGTCGACCAGAACACGGCCGCCACCCAGGCGGTACCGGCGGCGGCCGCAGCGGTTGCGTCTGGCTCATCGTCCAGCGCGTCCAGCGCCAGCAACCAGGCGTTGCTGATGGAAGTGCGCCAGCTCAGAAGCGAGATTCAGGGTTCGCAGCGCTCCATTGCCAAGCACACCCAGCGCACAGCCCGGATCCTTGAGCGCCTGGAAATCGACGGCATCGAGGTGCGCGAATGAAGATCATCAGACCGTTAGAACTTGGCGCCGGCCAGATCTCCAGTAACGCCCCGGTAGACGGATTTCCTCAGTGGGAGCCGGTAGGCCGCGAGAACCTGTCAGATGTGGTGAACCCGATCATGGCCGCCCTGGGCGATACGCTTTACTACATCACCGGGGATACCAACGCGACGCTGAACGTGTCCCGAGAC